TCCAGCTGCGAGTCAGGCGCGTGCATATCCAACCTTGGGGGGTGGGGGTTTTATGCCGTCGCCTAAACCAGTTCCGAACGAAGTCAAGGCGAAACGCGGCACCCTAAAGCCGAGCCGCGTAGTCCCCAAACAGGGGCGTGGAGTCGCCCCACTTGACCTGTTGACCATCCCTGACGGGCTTGATCCAGTCGCTCAAGGGGTGTGGCTACGCGTCACGTCGGCGTGTGACTGGCTCGCTGAGTCCGACCGCGAAGCGTTGACGATGCTATGCAAGGATGAAGGACTGCTCGCGCAGCTCACTGCTAGGCTGGAGGCTGATGGCGCAGTTCTGTACACGGACAAGGGCTACGCCTATGCTCACCCGGCATGGGGAATGCGAGCGACGACGGAGGAGAGGATTTACAAATGGCTGACGGTATTGGGACTGACTCCGAGCGATCGAACACGGCTGGGCATCGCAATGGTACAAGCCCGAACGCTGCTGGAGGAGTTCAGAGAGAAGTTCGCGGCGCTGCCGACTGGCCCCCGCGATGGCTCACCCCAACCAGTGCCGACGACCTCAGTCGAAGTGTCGGAGACCAAGTCGCCGATTTCGGAGAAGCCCTAGTTCCCATTGCCAAGGATTCCATCGGCGGGCTCTCAGGCGAGCCAATAGTCTTTCGCCCGTGGCAGCGCAACCTGCTGCGACACGCCTTAGCCCGTAAGGCGGATGGCACCTACACCCACCGCTTCTATATGATCGGCGCCGCCCGTAAGAATGGCAAGACGGCGCTGCTGTCAACGGTGCCACTGGCGCTCGGATTGTTCGGTGATCAGGGCGGTGAAATCTACTCGGCTGCTGCCGACCGTGATCAGGCAAAACTGGTGATGGCGCACGCCAAGCGGGCGGTTGAGATGAGCCCAATGTTGGCTGAACAGATCAAGGTGTTCCGTGACACGCTGGAGTTCAAGCCCACGGGCACCATCTGGCGGGCGCTTTCGTCGGAGGCGTACACAAAGGAAGGCTTAAGCGCGACGCTGGTGCTGGCAGATGAGTTGGCTGCATGGCCCAACCGTGACCTATTCGACGTGCTCTCGCTCTCAATGGGCGCGAGAAGGTCGCCACTCTTCTTGGCGATCACCACGGCTGGGCAACGAACCGACCAAACGGGCATGGACTCCATTGCCTACACGCTCTACCAGTTGGCACGGCGTCGCATCACGGGCGAGCATGACGACGCGACGCTCGGCATGGCGTGGTATGAAGCCGAAGAAGACGCCTATCTACACCCCAAGAAGTGGGCGCAAGCCAACCCCGGACTGCTGTCCGTACCACCGCTGCTATCCGAAGACGACCTCATCAGCGCGCAGAAGCGCACGCCAGAGGCGGAGTTCCGCACCAAGCGCCTGAACCAGTTCGCCGCATCGGGTCAGGCATTCTTGCCCGCTGGGACGTGGGACGCCTGCGCTGACAAGAGCCTGCAACTGCAGGACGGCGACTCGCTGGTCGTCGGCTTTGACGGCTCGTTCAGCAATGACTCCACGGCAATCGTCGGCGTGCGGGTATCCGATTCGGCGGTGTTCGTGCTCGGGCTTTGGGAGCGACCGATTGACGACCTCAGTTGGCGCGTGCCCGTTGAGGAGGTTGAGATGCGAATGGAAGAACTTTGCAAGACATACGCCGTCAAGGAAATCAACTGCGACCCATTCCGTTGGCAAGCAACAATGGAGAAATGGCAGGCTGCGGGCCTTCCCGTCGTGGAGCATCCCCAGAGTCCGGCTCGGATGACGCCAGCCACGGCGAGCTTCTACGATGCGGTCGTCAATCATCGCCTCCGCCATGATGGTGATCCACGACTTGCCCGACACGTCAGTCAAGCAACGCCATACACCACGCGCTACGGCGTGCAAGTCCGCAAGGGTAAGGATGCTGGTAAGAAGATTGACTTGTGCGTGGCAGCCATAATGGCGTGGGGGCGTGCTGCTACTCTAGGCGCAACACCAGCGGAGAAGCCGCGACCTAAGGTCGAGTTCATTGAACTATAGGAGATTGAATGGGAATCGTTGACCGCATTCTCGGACGCCAGCCAGAGACCCGTGGTAAGGCTGGCTTCTGGTCGCAGGACACGTCCAACGAAGTCGCTGGAACGTCCATCACGCAGGCAACGTCGCTGCAGATTGGCGCCGTCTACGCCGCGATCAAACTCTACGCCGACACCGTAGCGAGCCTCCCAGTCGGGGCCTTCATCCGCGTCAATGGCGTGCGTCAGCCAGTCAAGCGCCCACGCTTCTTAGACTCGCCGATCACCAACGACGCGAACTTTACCCGCTTTGACCTGATGCATAGAACCGTCACCAGCTTATTGCTGGACGGTAATGCGTTCCACTTCATCGTCCGCGATAAGGGCGGCGAAGTCATCGAGCTGCGACTACTTGATCCAAGCAAGGTCACCATTTATCGTGATACCGACGGTAAGCCGCTTTACACGGTAAAGACGCAGGGTGGCACGGGCACCTACACGTCCGATGACATTCTGCACATCACTCTTTTTGGCATCAATGAAGAACTGCGCGGACTGTCGCCGATTGAGACGCACCGCGTCACGCTTGGATTGAGCAAGGCAACGGGCGAATACTCTGCCAAGTTCTTTGAGCAGGGCGCGTCCGTGTCAGGCATTGTCCGCGTGCCGGGCGAACTGACGCAGGATCAGGCGGAGAATCTCCGCAATAGTTTTGGACGACGCCACGAAGGACTCAAGAACATGCACAAAGTGGCAGTTCTGACGGGCGGCGCCGACTTCACCACGATGACCTTCAAGCCATCCGACCTCAACATCATTGAAAACATGCAGGCTGGTACCGAAGCCATTGCCCGTGTCTTTGGCATCCCACTGCACATGCTCCAGTACCCCGGCCCCAACGCCTCCTATGCAAGCATTGAAGTGATCAGCATGGAGTGGCTGCGCCTTGGGCTTGGGCCCCTTATCGCCCGGCTAGAGGGTGCATTCCAGCGGCTGGTCATTGGAGACACGACGTTTATCAAGTTCAACATTGACGGATTACTTCGACCTACCACAAAAGAACGCTATGACGCGTATGCCGTAGCGTTGTCGTCAGGTATTCTCAGCCTCAATGAAGTACGAACGATGGAAGATCGTCCGCCCGTTGGCATCAACGGCGACGAGTTCTGGAAGCCACTCAACATTGGGACTGTGAGCGCATCGCCTGCAGGTCAGCCAGATAGCACGGGAGTTGCCAAGTAATGAGCACCATTATCTGTGACGTAGACGGCACGCTGTACATGGCGGGCGGCAAAGTCAACGAGCCAGTCGCGCAGTTCATCCGTGATCAGGCATCCATCGGCGAAGACACTACCATCGTGTCAGCGCGCAACGTATCGCGTCTTGCCGAGACCGAGCGCTGGTTGAAAGCGAATGATATTCCGTATGGCGACATCCACTTGAGCGATTTCCCAGTGGGCCCAAACTCGGGCGTCGCATTCAAGAAGTACAAGGCTGACCTACTGATCAAGGCTGGCGAAGAGATCGACCTATGCATTGACAATGATCCAGCAGCTCGTGCCGCCTACGCCGAGCTGGGGCTTGAAGTAGAAGACCCAAAGAACGTCAAGCCGGGCTATCAGATTCCGGGTACCGCAAGCGTCTCGGGATCAAATGATCACAAGAACCCAGCGAAGCCAAAGACGCCTGCGGGCGCTATCGTTCCAGATATGACCGCGAATCCTGACAGCCTCCCTCAGGGCATGACCTACGCAGCGCCGACCAAGATGGTCAAGCGCGGCTTGGTCACCGTGCCTGACTACGTCGTGCAGCCTGCCGCTGCTGGCGTGCTTGCGTGGGAGTCGGGGCTCGGACGCCCTGACGTAACCGAGCGCGATTACGAATACGGCAAGATGCTCGCGTCGGGTCAGATTGACAGCGAAGAACTCTACGAAGTTGAGCGCATGATCCTCAAGAATGAAGACATGTGGGACGACATCCCAGCCAACAGTGACCCGCTTGACCCAGCATGGCCCGGCCCGTATGCCGTGCTCGCCATGCTTTACGGCGTTGATCCGTCGAGCGAAGACTCCTGCGACGCCACCAAGGGTTGGCTGGATGCCGTGATTGACCGCGACGAAACTGCCGAAGAGGCTGCAGGCGGCGAGCAGGGTGCACCAATGGCTGAGCCACTTGAGGTTGGCGTGGATTCCGAGATGCAGCCTGAAGCCCCAGCACGTGCCGCTGCCAATGAGCACGAGATTCGCGTGCAGCCGATTGGCGACTTCGTAGTGGCTGATACTGCCGACGGTCAGAAGACCTTCACGGGATACGCCGCCGTGTTCAACACGGCAAGCGAAGGGCTGCCGTTCATTGAGCGCATCGCCCCCGGCGCATTCAAGCGTGCCATTGCGCAGGCTGATCAGGGACGCCGTGTGATCAAGTTCCTCCACGGTCATGATGAGAGCCGCATGCTAGCGACAACCGCAAGTGGGCGACTTAAGCTGCAAGAGGATCAGGTCGGGCTTCGCGTTGAGGCGAAACTTGACCCAGCTGATCCTGACGCCGCCGCCGTCATTAGCAAGTTGACCCACGAAGCCACCGCGATGGGCATGTCGTTTGGCTTTACCGTGCCAAAGAATGGGCAGCAGTGGAACGAAGATGGCAGCCGCACCCTCACTGACGTGGGCCTTCTCGAAGTGTCAACACTCTCGGGGCACACGCCTGCATACCCTGCGACGCTCGGGCTAACCGCCGTCCGAAAGGCTGCCAAGCCGCTTGGCGTTGACGCTGATGCGCTCATCGCAACAGTTGAAGCCATCAAGGCTGGAAAGAAGTTGGACGAAGAGCAGACGAACATCCTTGACAAAGTCCGGGCGAAGTTGGGCGCGAAGCCACGAGCCGTGCACCCAACTGTGGCAGCCAAGAAGCTGGCAATCGCCCTTATGATGCAGGAAGACATCTAACAAGCCCGCGTCAAGAGACTCGCGTCCTACGGGAAGGCTCTCTCCTGAAGGCTCCTTGCGGATAGTCGCGCACCTATTGTAGAAAAAAACAGTGCAGCACTTGCTGCAGAAAGGGTATGACAAATGTCAGACCTTCAGAAGAAGCTTGCTGAAAAGCGCGCCGCGCTCCTCACTGAGGCTTCGTCAATCGTTGCCGACGCCGCTGAGCGTGGCGCCGCTCTTGAAGGCGAGCAGAATGCTCGCGTGGATTCGCTGACCGCTGAGGCTGCGCGCCTTGCCGACGCGATCAAGGCTGAGAAGAACGCTGCTGAGGCCCGCTCTGCGGCTGCCGAAGTGCGTGCTGAGAATGCCGCTGTGTTCGCTCCTAAGACTGAAGAGCCTAAGGACACGAACGCTGAGCTTCGCCGCATTGCCCGTGAGGGTGGTTCAATCGAGCTTCGTGACATCACCAAGTCGACCTTCACCCAGCCAGTTACACAGGACAACTCGTTCTGGGTTACTGCCGGGCAGGTAAACCCGTTCCTTGACGCTGGCATCGTCAGCATCATGAACGTCTCAAACGGAAACGCAATCACGTTCCCACGAACGACGGCACTTGGTACTGCTGCTGCAGTGTCTGAGGGTTCGGCAATCGGAGAGTCTGACGGTTCGTCAGATTCCTTGAGCCTGACCCCCGCCAAGTACGGGACACTGCTCCAGATCAGCCTGGAACAAGCCCAGGATGCCATGTTCGATGTTGCTTCGTGGATCGCTACGAAGGCGGGCGTTGAAGTCGCGGTGGCGCACGGGGCAGTTGCTGCACCTGCGGTTGCTGCTGCTGCAACGATCGGCAAGACGTCGACGACTTTGGCGCCGACATACGCCGACCTAGTCGACCTTGTGTACTCGGTGAAACAGCAATATCGCCGCAAGGGCACGGCTGGTTTCATGGCGAACGATCAGACGCTTGGCGGCATCGTCAAGCTTCTTGACAGCCAGAACCGACCAATCTTTATCCCGGGCGACCTGAGCAAGCCTGACAGCCTTCTTGGCTTCCCAGTCTACTCAGCCGCTTTGGCAAACACTGGCGCGAATGCCCTTCACACCGTCTTCGGTGACCTGAAGGCTATTTACACCGCCGTTGTTGCCCCGGGGGTATCCGTAGAAAGCAGCCGTGACTACGCCTTCAACGTGGGCTTGGTCACCTACCGCATCATCGTGCGCGGTGCGACGGGACTTGTTGACGGTGCTGCCGTCAAGAGCCTCAAGTCGTCGGCTTCCTAATCCGTAGGGACTAGGTAAAACGGGCGGGGAGTCGGGCGTAAGCTCGGCTCCCCGTTCGTGTTTGGAGGAACATGCGAGTTAGAATCTTGACCAAGAGTCGTGATGGCATCGTGGTGGACTTGCCTGAGGAGGCGGCACGCGCGCTGATTCGACTTGGGCGAGCAATCGCTGAACCCGTGCCACACGAACGTGCAACGCTGGATGGCGCTGTTGAGCGCGCTACACTAACCCCAACGATCACCCCTAAGAGTAAGGAGAATCGCTAAATGGCTGACCTATCAAGCGCCCAAGTCACGGTAACTAGCGCGGCTACGCTGCTGGTGTCTGCAGACAATGACGGATGCCGCGTCTTAGTACACAACAAAACTGCCACCGTCGTCTACTTGGGCGCGTCCGACGTTACTACGAGCACCGGAATGGGCATTGACTCTGCCGCTGGCCCTGTATCCATCAACCTTGCCGCTGGCGCCAAACTGTATGGGATTGTGGCGTCAGGTACGCCAACGATTCAAATCCTCCTTATGGGAAATAACTAATGGCTAACACCACCTACGCCACGCTTGCCGAGTTCAAAGAGGCTGCTGGCATCCTGAGCAGCGATACCGTCAGCGATACGGCGCTGCAGGACGTACTCAACACTTCAGCCAAAATGGTTGACCGCTACTGCGACACCGCCATCGGCTTTGGTCAGACGTCCAGCCAGACGCGCTACTACCAAGCCAATAAGGTGACCCAGTGTCAGATTGACCCGCTGGTCAGCATCTCGCAGCTTGCCACGGACAATGGCTGGGACGGCACGTTCAGCACCGTATGGTCAGCCACGGACTACATCTTCTACCCCCGGAACGCCGCTGCAGACTCGATGCCGTACTACTGGATGGATGCCAACCTTGCCACGGGTGCACAGATGTTCCCACTCATTCCAAATGGCGTGAAGATCACGGGCGTCTTCGGATGGCCCGCCGTTCCAGCCGCCGTCAAGCAGGCAACGATCATTCAGGCGCTCGCTTTGTTCAGCAGCCGTCAGGCACCGTTTGGCGTCATCGGTTCACAGGATCAGGGCGGCGTGATGCGGATGAGTGCGGCACTGCATCCTGAGGTCAAGGCGCTGCTGGAGCCGTACCGCCTGCGTGGCGGCATCGCGTTCTGATGAACGACCTAGCCATTCATCAGGCGGTGGCTGCCCGTTTGTTGGCAGTTTCCGCCCCTACGGGCTACGTTCTTCGCAATGCCTATGCAACACCACCCGACACGATTCTCGGCAGCCTACCGTGCGCCGTATGCCTGCCGGGGGGCGATTCCATCTCCTACGGTGCAGGCGGGGCACGTCAGACCACGCTGACCGTGACGGTCACGCTCTACATGCAGGAGCAACTCGACATGGCCCGCAAGTACGCCGACCTGCTGACATGGCGCACGTGGCTGCGTGGCGTCTTTGATGGGCAAGTGCAACTCAACACAACGGGCGTTGCCCAAGCGATCGTCGCGTCTACTACACTCGGCACAGATACATGGGGCGACGTGCCCCTGCTAACCGTCAGTGCCGAGCTGCAAATCAGCATCCTTGAGGGTGTAAACGTCACCGCTTAGTGGATGCCACATACCAGACCTAAAACTGAACAAAAAATCGGCGACAATAAACCAACGCCAATAAGGCGGCAAGTGATAGGAGATAACTGTGGCAGTCACTCTAGGCGCTAAGTCTTTTACGAAGGTTGTTGCAAAGAGCGAGACCGCGTTTGGTACCGCTGCTGCGTTCGCGGACGGTGCAGGTGAGTTGCTTCACACCGACATCGTCGGGATTGTTGACCCCGGTGTATCCGTAGACCTTGCCGAAGACAAATCCGTTGGAGTTCGATCAAAGCGTGTTGGCGCTTCTGCCACCATTACGGCAAAGGCTCCCGTTGTGACATTCAGCGCTGCCCCTATCTCAGCGCGCAACCTCCCACTTGCGTTTGACGCGTTGGCGACGATCACCCCAACCACGTCATCCACAGCAAAGGCAGTCGCAACTGTGGCGCAAACGGGAACCACCGTCACTATCACGACCTCCGCAGCTCACGGCTGGACGGCTGGTCAGGTGGTGACGATTGTTCTCACCGCTGGCCCGGCGGGCTACGCCGCCTGCAACGGCACCTATGTTTTGGCAACTGGGTCAGCTTCAACTTTCACTTATGTGACTGGTACCACGCAGAGCATTACCAGCGGCGCCGCAACGGGCAACGCGTATGACGGTACGTCGTTTATCAACACCTTTGCATACGCTCCGAATCAGACAGACGTTGACACACTCAAGACCTACTCGCTGTACATGACGGATGGCTATCAGAAGTTCATCATTGACGGCTGCGTACCAACGTCAATCACCGTCAGTGCTGACCAATCGGGCCTTCTTCAGATGAGTTCGACATGGGCTGGTCGTGCATTGAGCACGACCTCAGATTCAAGCACGGCAGTGTTTGCAAGCCAGCCATTTATCCCGGGGCGTCTGTTTGGGCTCAAGACTCAAAGCAGCTTTATTACTGATAAGGCGGGGGCATCTGCAACCGCTTATTCAACGTACATCACCAACTGGAGCCTAACGCTCAATCCGGGCGTCATGCCAGTTCAGGTGCTCAACGGTTCAACCACCAACGTCAACGCAGGTGGCGTTGCCTATACCAGTGCGCTGGACGGCAACCTATCGCTGACTGTCGCTTCTAACTCAGCGGCTGATGCAGCATTCCCAGTGTCGTCAATCGGAAGCGTCAAGTATGTACAGGTGTACGGAAAGGATGCTACGGGCAACGGTTTCTGGGCAAGCGTTTGTGGCGTTGTCAACAACGTCTCGGTCATCGGTTCGGATCAGGACGGCATGATCCTCAACACGGTTGACCTGCAGCTCGCGTATGATCAGGTCAGCGGCAAGAGCATCCTTTGCTGGATTGACTCACCGCTCGGACTGCGCCCATAAAGTAGCCCGCTACAAGCGGGGAGGAGGAGCACATGGTAGACACCGCAACCGACGTGGTAATCGTGCATCTTGAAGGCGACTATGCTGGATGGCACGCTACGTTCCGCCCGCTGACACGCATCAGCGCGCGCGTACTGATTGACCTTGAGAGCCCGTCAACTGCAGCCCGGCTGCAGGCGTACTCAAAGATGATCCTGAGCGTTGAGGGCTGGAAAGACCTTGACGGCAACTCAACCAGCGACCCGCTGGAGGCGCCACTGCAGGCCCTTGAAGCCGCAGCGTCAGCGTTCGTTGCGAAGGCGAGTGACCTCCCAAAAGGCTGAGACTGGCAGCACGCCAGATCAGTCTTGGGCAGTCCATCGTTCCACCCGCTGAGATAATCTTCCACATCCTTGCCAAAGAGTTTGGCAAGTTCCCGTGGGAAGTCGAAGAGGCGCCGCTACACTACGTCTTGAAAGCGTGGGCACTTCACGCCGAGATGCAGCCGAAAGAGATTGCGAGTGGCAGATAAAGCCTCAGCCAACATCAGCATTGACCCAAAGAGTTTGTCCAGCATTGCTAACTTTGAGTTGGGCTTTCTTGAGGTAGCCGACCCGAAGAAGTTCAACGCCATGCTGCAACTCGCCACGCTCAATGCTGCCCGCACGATGGTCAAGCCCGTCAAGTCAGAGGCACCCGTCGATACGGGTCGGCTCAAGAGCGCCATTGCAGCTCGTAAGGGGCGCTTCAATAAGCCGTCTGGCGTGGTGGGCATCAAGGCTGGTAAGGCACGTGGCGACCTCAAGGGCGCGTGGTATCGCTACTTTGTCACATCAGGGCACCCGGTGCGTGGCACCAAGCAAGGCACAAGAGCAGGTTGGACAGGTTTGTCGTGGGCTGACGTCGCCGCTGGTAAGCAAGTACCAAAAGCATCACCGCGTAAGCGCGTTCCAGCCAATGACTTTGTGGCACGCGTATCACAGAATGAGGGTGTACGCGCCAAGGCTATGGATACAATCGTCAACACCATCAACGCCTTTATCGAAGGCAAGATCAAATACAAGGGAAGGCGGGCTAAGGCGTGAACAAGGGCCTCATCAACATCATCGTCAAGGCGACGGATAACGCCACGCCCAACATCCGCCGCATTGGTCATGCGATTGGTGGACTCGGCAAGGTCGCTGGCAACATCAAAAAAGACTTCAAGGTTGTCGGTGCTGGCATCGCTGGGCTTGCCGTTGGGCTTGGCGCATTCGCCGCCAGTGCTGCCGCCGGGGCTGCTGCCGACCAGCAAGCGACGGCAACCCTCAATGCCACCCTCAAGGCGCGCAAGTTCAACACGGATGCCCTAGCCGAATCCATCTCCAACCTCATTCAGCAGGGTCAAGACCTAGCCTTCACCGATGATCAGGTTCGCGGCTCCATTGAGGCTGCAACGCGATTTACCAATAAGTTCGCCATTGCCCAGAAGATCACCACCGCTGCTATGGCGCTCAGCCGTTCTACTGGCATGGACTTGCAAGAGGCTACCATTCAGGTGGGAAAGGCGTACCAAGGAACGGGTGATCGAACGCTCAAGCTGATTGGCATCAACAAGAAGCATCTTTCGGGCATGGAGGCGGTCAACGCCATTCTTGGTAAGACCAAGGGCTCGGCTGCGGCATACGCCAACACGGCTGCTGGTGGATTCCAAATCGCCACCATCAAGTTGAGCGAGATGAAAGAAACGTTGGGCTATGCCCTGCTCCCAGCCATTGAGAAAGTGTTCAAGTCACTCAATCCACAACTGACAGACTTTGCCAACTGGATGACTGGGCAAATGCCGCGCATCCAGAAGTACGCTGACGACATCGCCAACAAGATCATTGCGCGGCTGCCTGAACTATTCGCCAAGATCAAGACCTATGCACCGAAAGCATTGGATGCCATCAGCGGTTTTGCCGACAAGATCAGCGGTATTGGCAAGTCAGCCAACAAACTGCTTGGCCCGGGTGGCGACATTACCGTGCTGGTCACGGGGATCGGTGCAGCGTTCGGTGGACTCAAGGGCGCCATCACGGCAAACCTTGTCAAGGCTGGTCTTGACCCATTCACGTCGCTGATCGTCAGCAACATTGCCGCCGTTATTCCGGGGGCGCTGGCTGACGTATTTACCAAAGCAGTTGTTACCAAGGCTATTGCCGCGTTCGGAACTGAGGTCGCCGCAGCTTCGGCTGGTGGTGCTGCTGCATCGGCAGGCATTGGCGCAGCCGCTGGCGGCGTTGGTACCGCTGCTGCGGGCCTTGGGGTTGGCGCTGCTGTTGTCGCCATTTTGCCTGTCACTCTATCTCATTCCTTTTATTATTGTGTTGAGCGTTGTCGTTTTTGTGCATGAATATGGTCATTTTATCGTCGGTCGCTGGTGTGGCATACAGGTTGACGCTTTCTCAATCGGCTTTGGTCCAGAATTATGGGCGCGTATGGATCGCTATGGCACGCGGTGGCGGATCGCGACTATTCCCTTAGGCGGATATGTTAAATTTCACGGTGACGCCAATGGCGCAAGCGTTGCGGATCCTGATGCTATAAATGCGATGCCGCCTGAAGAGCGCGCCGTGAC